ATCTGCGGGGAGGTCTCGGCGGCGTGCCATGGGGCGGCGTCGCCCGCCCGATATGCCATTGCGATTGTGCCGTCTGCTTGTGTTGCTAATTCGTGGGACATTGGTCTAGTTCTCCATGATAAAAAAAACGGGGCGAGATTACCCCGCCCCATTTTATCGCATGTTCTCGCATGTATGTAAAGCGGTTTTATTTGATGCGCCCCATGTCGCCCGCGATATGGGCACGCAGGATAGAGCCCGGCGGTAAACTACGCGCGAATCTTTTGTGCTGTTCGGCGTCGGTCTCGGCGGGTTCGGCCCTATTGGATAAACCGCGCCAGTGTAGCGCGACGTTTCCGCCGCCCGCATAACAGCCGCCCGGGTCGCGGTTGTCGCCCGCCTTTCTTTTCGACGCGCCATGCGCGGTGAAGATCACAAAATAATCACGTTCTGCCCGGGCGCACAAAGGGCGGCCATTGCCGCAATTCGCACAACTAACGTCGCGCAATTCTGCCGGGCAACGGACGCCCCGCGTTCTGCCGTCTGTCATTACCTTATTAGACGCGCGGCGGTCCCAATAGTTCGCCGGAACAACGGCAACGGACGCGACCCCGTGGCGGGTTTGTTCTGCCGCGTCGTTTGTCGAGGTCGCGGAATAATTAAAAACAGCCTGACCGGGTGCGCCGGTATTTTGTTCAGACCATTTCGGCGGCGGAAAATGCGTGTACAAATAAGCCTGCCCCCGCTTCGGGACACCGGCCCGCAATGCGGCCTCATATTCTCTGTCTATTTCGGTCGTCGAGGTCGCCGCCGGTTTAAGCGGGCAACTATCCGGGCAAGTGCCGTACATGTCGCCGGGCGCGGCGCGGTATGTCACAGCAAGCCCTGCGGTTTTTTTAGAGCGGGAGCGTTCAACGGTGTTAAGCATCGGTCAGCACCTCCCGCACAAAAACGGTGTCCCGTTCGCCCGGGTGGTCATAACAAAGCCGCGCATATGTCAGCGCCTCGTCCAACGTGTCGTATTGGCGGGGCATCGGCTTTCCGAGTCGGACAATTTCCCACGCGGTCGGACCGGTCGGGTTTTCTAATCGTTTGAATCGAACACTCTTATACATTTGGTTTCTCTCCATGGTATGGGTTAACTCCCATACCTTAGCGCAAGAAAAAACCCGGCGTCAATACCGGGTTTAATCTTTTTTAATAACCGCGCCGCCGCGTTCGTCGTCGCATTGCACGCGGCGGTTTGGCGTTCGCGTACTTTTTCCAATCGGGGCCGTATAACAGGCGGCCTAGAATGCTAAAGAGAAACATCACGCGGCCTCCGTCTCGGGCAAAACCTTACAGTCCCAAACATACTCGCTTTGGTTTTCCACCCCGACAAATTCCAAGTCACGATCTTGGCGCAAACCCCAAATGAAATCGGGGTCGCTTTCAGCATCCGGCACAAGGTTTCCATAAAGATCAAAGTCCGCTCCAAACCGGTCTTTATCGTGCGGGTCGGACAAGTCTATTTCAGCGACGTGCGTCTCTAAGTTAACTTGCTTGATTTCAATTCTAATCTTCATCGCTAAATTTCTCCGTGGTTTTGCGATTGATGCAGGATTGAACGAAAGCAATGCCCGCGAATATCACGAATCCTGTCCACGCGATAATAAGGTAATCAACGGCAAAGCTGGTAATGGCGTCATACTCCATGTCTTAGTTCCTCCGTAAGGTTTATAGACTCGCCGTTTATATGCGACCTTATCGGACATATCAACCCCATAATTTCGTCCCAGTCATAGGGCGCTTCGACAAACAGGTCTGGCGGGCAGTCGGTGCCTTCCATCCTAACGTCGATAGCCTTAGACGCGTGGTAGACCCGGACGGTATCGGTCTGCTTCGCTTTCGACTGGCGGACCAGTATCCACGCGCTACCGTTCTTGTGCAGGTCCAGCCACGTAACTTGATGCGGCGATAGCTCCACGGCCCTGCCACCAGTGTGCTTCAATTCGACAAAATGAAAGAGCCCTAGCTCGTCCTGAATTACAACGTCAGGAACCCCGGGCGTCGCCCACGTCTCCAGCCTCGTCATCGTCAGCTTCCGGCTGCTCTTCGATATCCCCTCCTTCATCGTCTTCCACAAGCCGCTCTCGCGCTTTGCTGCGGTTTGCGGAATTGTCCGGCTCTTCGGGAGTGATGTCGATGGTAATCGGGGCATAGCTTTGTTTTATATCCTCTAAGGCTTTCAGTACTTCGTCTTTGGACATGGAGTCTATCGACCCATGACGAATCTCGCTTTTGCTAACGTAGATGTCGCCCTGCGCTTGACCCCGCCGATACTCGGCTTGGACCGCCGCGCTGTACGCGCCATTTTGAAGTGCCATGTCTCGGATCGTTTGCAGGTCGCGCAGGTGCCGTTGATAGGTGACGCCGAACTTAACGTCTAGCTCGTCCCGGTACGCTCGGATGGCGGCTACAACGTGCGGAGAGCGGTCAGGGTTGGTAAGTTCGTACGCCCGGCTATGGGCACTGCTGGCAGGGTAGCCCGCGTTTATGGCGGCCTCCCGGAGCGTTATCTGACCATCCTTACTGACCAGTTCTTTGACAAACAGTTCCTGCTTGCGGGTCAGGGTGGTCTTGGTGCTGACCTTTTTCCGGCCCCTCGTTTCAACCCAATCCGGGTCGTCAGATTTGCGGACAGTCTTGCGCGGCATGGCGGGTATCTTTCAATAGTTAATCCGCACTAGTCTTGCCACAAAACCGCCTATATATATAGGGCCAAAATCAGATTTTTTTCGAAAACAAACTGCTCGCGCGGGTCACGTGGAATATTCCATGGAACACATGGAACAGAATCGGGTACACATGGAACAGACTTTGTTATTCAATTACAGCGGGTTACTCTTTTCTGTTCCGTTGTTCCACGTGTTCCACGCTAAAAATTTTTTTTTCAGAAAAAAATAATTTCAGCCCTATATATATAGGGAGAACTAAAACTGATCTCTGAGAAGAACCGTGGGCCGTGATTGGTGGTCTCTAGCTAGCTAGCTTCGGCATCGTTTTAACTCCAACCTGTTAAGAGGCCCGTGGGCCGTGATTAGTGGTTACTGATTAGTGGTTAAGCTGCGTTCTCGTTCTTTTCTATCCAGTACGCGACATCCTCTTCAATGTCGCTAGCTGTCTGGTCCATCCATTCTTCGTGGTCTGGATGGTCTGGACCCATGTCGCCTTTTTTCATCGGCTTGATGGTTCGGCCTTTACAGAAGAACAACCCTATCGGGGTTGGCCTCTCTTCCGGCGTGGCTTGGTAGGTGAAGCCGCCCAGCGGGCCGCAGTTTAGCGTTTCGCTCGGGCCGTACATTACCATGACGGCGACGCCGTTCTTGGTGGCTTGGCCCCCGCTGTTTGACGCCGCGTCTTTGATAGCGGTGATCGGGTCGCGGGCCTTGGCCCAGCCTCCGTAGCTCCCGCCTGTAATGGCAAAGAAGGTACGTCCGTTTTTAAGTGTGTGGTCTGTCATTGAGTTACTCCATGGTTAATGGTCCACGGGTCACTCAACAGGTTGGTTTCTTATTTACAATGAGAAAGAGCCGGGCGCTTTTGTGCCTCTTTATTATGTATTATAATAAAGCATCTTATCCCATATGTACATGCGACATAGTGTCGCACCCTAAGTCACTGATTTCATTACGTTTTACCTGATCTTAGGTGCCTAAGATAATCATACATTTTTTTCGAGAGTCCGCACTTTTCGCAAGTCGGGAATTTTTTGCCGTACCGGTCGGACACTTCTCGACCGGTGAAACCGCAGGGCGTTTTTTCTGCTTCCATAAATCTACCTTTCTTTTCGAGGGAATAATGCCTGCCACCACATGGCGGGAGGGAACATGTAAAAGACGCGCCAAATTTCGTCCCAAGTGTGGAACTGAGAACGCCGACGGCGGCTTATAAGCCCGTTACTCATTTTCCGGTTTCCATTTGTTGGGGTTGACGTTCATCGTCCAGTTGAAAGCTAGGGTCATGCGTTCGTCGGGAGCCGCGGGCACTGAATGCCGCAGCGAGGACGGTAAGGTGAGGACGTGGCCTCTGAGGTTGTTAAAAACAACGTCGCCCGCGAATATATGACTGGGGCCAAAATATATTATCGTGGCGTAATCCGTCCCTTCGGCAACGTGGGCGTGTTCGGTCACGCTTTCTCCCGGCTTTAAAAGGTTACCCCAAGCGTCAAGGATGTTAATGCCGGTAAAATTAGGCTCGTTAAATATATTCGACGACAGAAGTTGCTCCCCGAACATTCCGACATATTCGTGGAAAACCGGATCGTTGTTAAAGTGCCTGAAGTCGGTCATCTGGCCTCTTACGTTTGTGACGTAATCCATTGGTCCGACGCCCTCGCGGATAGCTCTTTCAAAATGTTGAAGATGGGGCTCTGATGGAACGTAAGCTCGAACTACCTCGGTAGGCGCGTTGATCCAGTGCTTTTCAATAACTTCCATTTTACCTCCTGTAGAGTTGAGGGGAGGGCCAGTAAGTAAACCCTCCCCCCGATAGTGCGGTTGCAGCCTTAACCTCCAAATGCGCCAACGACACGGCGGGAACCCGGGGTTTTGACGGACGTTTAATCCGCAGGACTGCTTCATCGCTTTCGCACCGCTCGGCGAAAGCTGAGTATGTGGGCTCCTCCAAATTAAAAGCGAGGGGCGGCTCGGTAATCGTCTAGCACCTCAACGTCCTGTTCCCGAAGAGCGGGCTTTTCCCTTTCGTGCCGGTGCTGCTCGTCCAGCCAAGCCGCATATTCGGCCTCTCGCCGATAAAACTTCTCTTCCTCCCACGCGCACTTCGCGCAAATGTAGAATGGAAATTCCCCGGTAATCGGATCAGGATTTTCGTACCACCGGCTCTCTGCTTTCGAGGCTGCCGCCCCGCAGTTTTCGCAGTGCGTGTCGAGTTGACCCTTACTGCTTCGCCCTTTGATAGGGGCTAAATCGTAGCCCCAGCCAATGTTTAAACGACTAGGCATGTCTTCTCCTATATAACCCATTCAACCTTTGAACATTTCTGTTCCAGTTCCGTGGCCCGTGAACGGAGGCGCTCGGCCTCTGCTTCGTCGCCACCGGTCCATTCTTCGTCTGCTGCACGTTCGCGCAGCTTACGGACTAGATACTCGTTCGTTACGAGGGCCAGCCCGAGGATGTCTGCCGCACTTCTATTCGACATATTCCACCAACCAATCGTTTTTATCGTTTGTTGCATCGCAGGCGCTGCACTGGAGCGCTGACCACGCGAAGTGATATACCTCGGTCCACGCGCCGCAGTCCGGGCAGTATATTTTTTTAGGCTTCTTACCGGCCCGGGTATAGCGGTTGACGTTCGTAAATTTCTTCGGCTCTTTTTCCAGAAACTCGGAGATCGCTTCGCCGCGCTTATCGTCGTCAAACGATAAAACGCGGTTTAGCATCTTCCGCCAAAAACGAAGCGGGTCCATCATTTGCGCCCCCGCAGCCTGTCAAGCTCATCAGAGGCCGGTGGGAGACTTTCCGCCGGTGCAATTTCGGCGACGTGGTAGAGCGTTTCCATCTTCTGGGATATGAGCGACTCAATTACCTGCCGACGGCTAAGTTTGATAATCCCGGTTTTAATCTCAAGGTTGGTGCGGATTTCGTCTAGCATTTCTACTGTCGCCTTGGGCAGAACAATCGTTGTTCCCGCATATTTCTTGTCCATAATAATCTCCGTGGTTAATTGAGGTATGGGACATTACTGGACATCCGCAACCCGGTCAACAGAAAACGACTAAAACGGAATCCAATTAAAATTTATGACTCGCCGGTACGGCACGTCGGTCGCGGTCCAAGATCCGTGGCGCACGAAGGCGGGGAAGGTAACCAGCCGATTAGCCACGGCGTCTACTTTTTTTCCGCCTTCAAACTCGGTAGGACCGTCGCACGTGTCTAGGTACAGAATACCGGTCACGCATATATCTTCCCGATGAGTGTCTGTATGAAACCCGCCGAAAAAAGAAGTTTCCCCGGAGTACGTCAACAAATTTACTTTAGCGCGAACTAAAATAAAGGGGTCAATTTCTTGTAAAACCGGCGCAATAATTTTTGCAGGCTGCGGACAGTCTTCCCGCGCCCGGTCTCCTAGCTGACCCATAACATCAAACGGTATTTCTAGCGGCTCATGTTGGTATAAAACGTGAGAAAACTGGTTGTTTCGTAAGTGAATTTCTGGACCGAGTTCCGCGACGTTTGAAAGGTGAAAACCCCACGGAAATCCACCGCCCGGATGAAGGGCGCTTTTTAAATCAAAGAAAACCTCGTCATTCAAAAAGTTTTCAAAGATTTTAATCTCCGTCATTTTTATCGACTATTTGCTCTTTCGTAAAAAGGGCGACGTTCCCTGCGATTGATCTGCGGTCCCGTTCCGGCTGCTGGTCAGAGTTGATTGTTTCCTTGTAAGGATAGACCATGTGGTTGAGCCAATGCGGGAATATAACGAACCGGCCCGGCTGCGGGTCCATGGTCATCACTTTCGAGGTTCTAAATTCAGCGTGTGAGGTTTGAAGCGTTGGACCGTTAACAAAGGTCAGGCAGCCGTCCAGTTGCCGAGAAGCGCTCTTCAGGTTAACTGCTTCCGAGTTACGCATATTTTCCGGCACTCGCGTCCAGTAAACAAAGCTTAAACCAGCAGCGGTGCGTTTGCCGTGATCGTGAATTGGGTTGTAGTCACCGGGCAGACTGTCAACCACCCAAGCTTCGTAGCAGTTCGCCGCGACGTAAGGACAGTTAGGGTCTTCTTGCGAGGCGTAGAACTGCTGAACGTACTGCATAGCCATGGACTCGGCGACCCCGTAAACACCGTGAAACGGGTCGCAGTAATCTTTGTCGAGATATATCTGCTCGCCTTCGTTGATTTGACCAACCAGTTGGTCTGAGAAATCTACCTGCTCCTTTTGAAGCTTTATCTCATCGATTTCATGGTTAACTCCTTGGTTAAACCAAAAAGGTAATGTGGTCTCCAACACAAAAAAATCGATAATCGAATGTGCTTTTAAGTCGGCAGAAAAATTACCCTTGTAGTTGCGATGCGCCTGTCCGACGTCGCGCCTAACCACCTTCCGTTCGTCAGCGGATGCTTGAGCCCTATCCATCGTTTTGTTCTCCCATGTCTTTTTCGTAGCATTCTAAAAAAAGGTTTTTAGCCGTACCAGCGCCAGCGAAAACTGTTTCAAATTCTCGGTCCAAATCTGCGGCGTAGTTCGAAGCGAGAGACAGGACTGCCTGAGTTGTCACTACCTTTGCAATCTCCTCCGCGGTGTCGGGCTCTTCCGGGAAATCAAGCGTAAGTGCTTCGATTAACCTCCTTGCCCAATAAGCCTGTACTGATTCGTGCAGGCTTAACTTCACATCGTCTATAAAGTTTTGAAAATACGGTCCAGACAGGTCCAAGGGGTCGTGCGGCTCGACCTTTACCTCGTCTCGAAAATCTCTCAAACGTATGACGTTGTCGAGAGGCACGGCATCGTTGTCTTCTTGGTTGGCAACATGAATCGCCATCAAGGCTCTTTGGAGTTTAAGGTCTGATATCTTTAAAATGTTTTCTTCACGCGGAAGCGGCATTGTCCCAAACCTAAAGGCTAGCTCTTCCGCTTTTTGCCCTATCAAATCCCGAACGCGGAAGCGGTCCTCTTCGTTTATAAGTGGAAAAGGGTAGCTCGTTGTGCCGTAAACGGCATGAAAGAGCCCGGCAAGCGCAATGTCGAAAGGTTGGTCATCCCTAAGCAGAATGTTGTACGTCCCCACAAGGTGGTCATACAGGGACTGTTCGCCGTGAGAATGTTCCTTACACCCCAACTCGTCTAAAAAACCAAACAGTTTTTTTTCTGTTTTCCCCATCACAGTCACTCCATGTCAACAGTGTCGCTGGCCCACACCGCCTCCTCTTGAATAGGCTCGTGGTCCGCGGGCCGGTCTGCGTAGATCACGGCCATTACTTTTTTAAGCTCTCCTTCTGCATCAATAATCGTTATCGGCAGCCTCGTTTTTACAGTCACTTCTTCACCTCTTTTATGTCGTCTGCGTCAGGATAATCTCGACGCACGTCTTCAATATTTTCGTACATCGATTCGTAAAGCGTCTCTTGACCCTCGCCGTAGCAACTTGGGCACAGGCTGCGTATTTCCAGCGTCTCGCTGGCTTGTCGGGCTAGCTGGCCGAAACCGTCGCACTCTCGGCAGCGAACGGTTACCTCAAACGGCGGCATTAGCCGAAAACGACGCGGAAAAAATTCTGAAGAAAAATAGTGATAAGCTGTTCCATGTCTTCCTCCTATTTAAATGCGGGCCCGGTTACCCACCCCACGAGGGAGTGTCTGGTGCCCTTAGTTACGGGGGTTACTTCATGCAGCGCATAGCTTGGAAAGAAAGTGATAGCGCCTTGGTCGCGCTCTATCCGCTTAGGGTCAGGACTATCGTGTATAAGCAAGTCGCCCCCTTCGTAGCTTTGCGGCGGGGATAATTGAACACTAAAACTTAACTTTCGATGCTCCAAAGTTTTAGGGTCAGAACTGGACCCGTCTACGTGTTTTCCGTAAAACCCGCCGTCGCCACAATAAGTGGTGAATTGAAGAGATTGAATATTACAAAGGTCGAAACAAAAAAAACTTTCGTTAGTTTCAAGGACTTCCCCGCACAACAACTCAAACAACCAATGGTTTTTTTCGTTGCTTGAATAGAGGAACTGAGTCGTTGAGGTTCGAACATTGTGGTTGACGCTTCCGTTTCCGTTTCCCACGGCAGCGTCTTGGGGCAGAGAAGCGCGGTCCTCTTGAAGACAAGAAGAGATGATTTCCTCGCATTGAGTAGCGCTTAAAACCCCTCTTTTTTGACTGATAAAAGCAGTTGAGGTAGAGGATAAAGCCCAACTAAAAGTCCTTTGTTCGGGAGGCTCTTCTTCTAAAGCCTCTTCCTCTAAAG